GGACTATTATCAATTGAAGCCAACTCAAGATTATATATAAAACAAATCAGGGAGTCCTTCTCTCCTGAAAAATTAAACGAGCATTATGAAAATCTATACGGGACTGAAGGCGAGAATAGATTGTGGGTTCACTCACATCTAGGCGAACATAACGTAGATGAACTCTTTTCTAAAATTAGATACATGGTTCAAGGCTTAGACTGTAAATGGATTATAGTAGATCACCTTGGAATGATGACATCTGCTCTAGCAGAAGGTGATGAAAGACGAGCCATTGATAACATTATGACTAGGCTCAGATCGTTAGTAGAGGAGACAGGTGCTGGCCTTATACTTGTTTCACACCTTAGAAGGATTGATGGTAACAAGGGACATGAACAAGGTGCGGAAGTATCCCTAGCACATCTAAGAGGCTCCAATGGTATCAGTCAAATAAGTGACTGTGTTATTGCACTTGAGCGTAATCAGCAGTCGGATGATCCCATCGAAGCTTCTACTACTAGAATGCGTATCTTAAAATCAAGATATACAGGTGATGTAGGACTGGCAGGAGCCTTGCATTATGACAAGGAAACTGGTAGACTCAAGGAAGTTTTTGACTTTGAAGATTCTGAGGAGGTAGAACTTTGAAGCAGTTGGTATTTGACATTGAAACTGATGACCTCAAAGCAACCAAGATTTGGTGTCTATGTTGCATTGATGTTGACACAGGCCAGGAATATAAATTTCCACCAGATAAATTATCTGAGGGCTATGAACTTTTAAAGTCTGCCGATAAACTTATCGGGCATAATATCATTGGCTTTGATGTTCCTGTCATTGAAGAACTGGCAGGTATATCTTTATGGGATAAAGCTTTAGTAGATACTTTAGTCTTATCAAGACTATTCAACCCTGTTAGAGAAGGTAATCATGGCCTAGAGAAATGGGGCTATGATCTAGGAAGTCCTAAGATTGACTTTGAGGAATACACTTACTACTCAGAAGACATGCTTACATATTGTATGCAAGATGTACGACTGAATGCAAAAGTCTTTGAAGCCCTAAAAGCAGAGAGTAGAGGGTTCTCTCCCAAAAGCGTAGAAATAGAAAGAGAAACATATAAAATTATTTCTGCCCAACGACGACACGGTTTTCTTTTAAATCTTCCCTTCGCTTCTAAACTCCTTGGCGAACTCGAAACCAAAATGGATGAGATAGTTACTCAAGTGCATGAAAAGTTTCTGCCAAGGGAGGAAACTAGATACCTTTATCCTAACACTGGTAAGAATGGCAACCTGTTAAAAACAGCAACAGATAATTTTGGAAAGAATACTAGGTTAACACCTGAAGAGTTTAAAGAAATGGAATCTCTTTATTCTGAAAACGGAAAGAATGTAAAGGTTCCTAGGGTTGAGGTTACAGAATTTAATTTAGGATCTAGAAAACAAATTGGAGAGTACCTTATAAATTTTGGATGGGAGCCTGAAGTCTTTACTCCTACAGGACAACCACAAGTAGATGAAAAAATTCTATCCAAAGTAAAGGATATTCCTGAAGCGGCATTAATATGCGACTATCTAATGTACCAAAAGAGAGTAGCCCAGGTTATATCCTGGATAGATAAGTGTGACGACGATAATCGAGTAAGGGCCTTTGTTAACTCTAACGGAGCAATAACAGGAAGAATGACACATAGTTATCCTAACCTAGCTCAAGTTCCTAGCAGTTCAGCACCCTATGGGAAAGAATGCAGGACTTGTTGGACAGTTCCCAGAGGCAGAAAGCTTGTAGGAATTGATGCCTCACAGTTAGAACTTCGCATGTTGGCTCACTATATGAATGATGGAGAATATACAAATGAAATCATTAACGGAGATATTCACACCACTAATCAAAAACTTGCAGGACTTGAATCTCGAAATCAGGCAAAAACTTTCATCTATGCACTCATCTACGGAGCAGGAAACGAAAAACTTGGAGCAGTGGCTAAAGGAAGTAAAAAGCTTGGAACAAAACTTAGAAAACAATTTATTGATAATCTCCCATCATACAAGGCTCTTATCGGTAGAGTTGAAAGAGCATCTGGAAAAGGTTTCCTCAAAGGATTAGATGGCAGAAAGTTATATGTGAGAACAAAACACGCAGCCCTCAACACTCTACTGCAGGGAGCAGGTTCTATTGTAATGAAGCAGGGCCTTATTATATTTGATTCTCTCATAAAGGAAAAAGGATTAGACGCTGCCTTTGTAGCCAATGTACACGATGAATGGCAGCTAGAGGTTTCAGAAGAAGACGCAGAAGAAGTTGGTAACCTTGGAGTACAATCAATAATAAAAGCGGGTGAAGCACTAGACCTGAAGTGTCCATTAGACGGAGATTATAATGTCGGAACAAACTGGTCAGAAACACACTGATGATCCAGAACAGTTAGTACTTTTTGCTGAAAAAGAAGTTAGTCATAAAGAAGAAACTAGACTGTGCGGAAAATGTAAACAATGGCTACCTTTAGACTTTTTTAATTTTGCCAGCGGAGGAAACTATCTCAGACGAGAATGCAAACCTTGTAATAATAAATTACACAAGGTAAGAGAAGAACTTAAATCAATTCATAAAGCACCTAGTAAAGGATACAGTTGTCCTATTTGTTTAGGGACAGAAGAAGATGTAGAAGGACTAGGAGGAAAAAATCAAGGGTCTTGGGTTCTCGATCACTGCCACGAAACACAAAGCTTTAGAGGCTGGTTATGCCATAAATGTAATAGAGGTTTAGGGGCTTTTGATGACAACAAACAAACTTTAAAAAGGGCAATAGAATACCTTGGATAAATTAAACACAGTAGTAGAAGATATATATTCAAAAATTAATTGTATAGCTGAAGGAAAAAATTTAGATATACCTGAGACAATGGCGGCAGACTTCGGTGATAAAGTTGCAGAGGCGTTAATCCATTGGGCAACTCCAAAGAAACAAAATAAAGGTTTACGAATGAGTAATATAGGTAAACCTTCTAGGCAGCTTTGGTACGAGCAGAGAGATACTAAAGATAAAAATAAACCTTCTTCATCTTTACTTATAAAGTTTTTGTATGGTCACATACTAGAAGAACTGCTTTTATTGTTAGTGAAAATAGCAGGGCATGAGGTTACTGATGAACAGAAAGAAGTTGAAGTAGATGGCATAAAAGGCCATATGGATTGCAAGATTAACGGGGAAGTTGTCGATGTTAAAACTTCCTCTGGGAGAGCGTTCCAAAAGTTTAGTAACGGAACACTAGCAGAGAATGATCCTTTTGGTTATATAGCCCAGCTTTGTGGTTATGAGGAGGCTGAAGGTACAGACCAAGGTGGATTCTTAGCAATAAACAAAGAGTCAGGAGAGTTAGCACTCTATGTTCCTGAAGAATTAGATAAGATTAATATTAAAACTAAGATAGCAAATACGAAGAAGCTTCTCTCTGTTGACACCCCTCCACCTCGTTGCTACAATGAAGAGCCAGATGGGAAAAGCGGTAACTTAAAGATTAATAAAAACTGTTACTACTGTCCCTACAAATACGAATGCTTTTCAGACGCTAACGAAGGCAAAGGCCTCAGAACTTTTATGTATTCAAGAGGCCCTGTGTATCTTACTAAAGTTGAAAAGATGCCTAGGGTTGAGGAGGTAGCTTGAATAGAAAAGTTTACAAAAAAATAAGATCTCGCGCTAAAGATATTCTCTATGAGTGGGTACTTAGCTTAACTCCTGAAGAAGATAAAGACAAAATTAACCCTCGTAATCTTAATGATTACCTTCCTGTCGATGGACATATCTCAATGAACACTGGTGACAGGATAAGTTTTTATACTAAACGATGGGCAATAATAAATACTAAAAGGCTTTTCAAGAAAGGCTATGACCTAAACCAAATAACAATGAGAGATTTAGAATTAGCACAAAGAAAAAGGTAAAGGTTAAACCTAAAAGAAAACCTAGAGTCAAAAGACCTTATGTTAGATACAAAGGGTATGACTCGATCTGGGAAGCTGTATTACATGAATCTATTCTTAAAGACTGGAAACATCACTCTGAAAAGATTAAATATACAGTAGAGCATAGCTATGAGCCAGACTTCGTTAGAGTAATAAAAGGAAAGACTATATTACTAGAATCGAAAGGAAGGTTCTGGGATCATGCTGAGTATAGTAAATATTTATGGATTAAGAAAAACCTTCCTCTTGATTATGAATTAGTATTTTTATTTGCCAACCCGTCTGCCCCCATGCCAGGTGCTAAGAGAAGAAAGGACGGTACTAAAAGAAGTCATGGAGAATGGGCAACTAAAAATGAATTTATATGGTATAGCGAAGATAGTATACCTGATGATTGGATCGACGTTAAATCTAAAATCATAAATGATAAACTAGACTTGGAGATAGAATGAGTATAGATAAAGTCACACCAACGGAATGGAATAGGGCAGTTAATAAGCTTGAAATTTCTGAGCAGTATGATGATTATAAAATTCCAAAACACAAAGGAGATCCTGTGTTTGATTCTGTAAACAAACCTAAGCATTACAACAATGGTCAAGTAGAGGCTATTGACTACATCAAGCAGCAGCTTGGTGAAACAGGGATAACGGTTTACTACGAAGGTTCAGTCCTCAAGTACCTCCACCGTTGGAAGTACAAAACTAACCCAATAGAAGACCTTAAAAAGGCTCGATGGTATTTAGATCGCCTTATTGAAACAGTAGAGGAGGACTGACGGAAGTCAGAGATCCTAATGTATTGGGATAAAAAACAAGAGCGCAGAAGTAAGTTTCATAAAAAAAATAAAGCAAAAACTAAACGATACAGAAAAGAACAGTTAAAAATAAAGGATGATGAGGATGATCTCAGAGAAAATAGGAGTACAAGATTACCTAGGGATAAAGATAGACTATGATAGGGAAAGTTTGCTTGACACTTTTTCTAGCGAAACACTAAAAGATAGATATTTCTGGGAAGATGAAACACATGCCCAAGAAGCTTATGCAAGGGCGGCTGTATTCAGTGCCACTTTCGGCAGTCATAGCAATACTGATTATGAGTTAGCACAAAGACTGTATGACTATGCCAGCCAGAACTGGTTTATGTTTAGTACTCCTATATTATCTAACGGAGGCACTAGCAGAGGACTTCCCATCTCTTGTTTTCTTAATTATGTTCCTGATTCTAGAACAGGATTGAGTGATCATTACGATGAAAACATTTGGTTAGCTAGTTCAGGAGGAGGCCTTGGAGGATACTGGGGAGAAGTTAGAAGTAATGGAGTAGCTACGTCTAACGGATCTCAGTCTACAGGGACAATACCTTTCATGCATGTTGTTGATTCCCAAATGTTGGCTTTTAACCAAGGGGTAACTAGAAGAGGAAGCTACGCCGCTTATCTAGATATATCCCATCCTGAAGTAGAAGAGTTTATCTCAATGAGAAAAACAACTGGAGGTGACCTCAATAGAAAATGTTTAAACTTGCACAAC